TTTAGTTCGAGTGATTTACGTAAAAGGGTTTGTGATGAATAAATTTATATTTGATGTAGACGGAACACTTACACCTAGTAGACAAGAAATTGACAGTGACTTTGCTGTATTTTTTAGTAATTTTTGTGCTGAGAATGATGTATATCTTGTTACAGGTAGTGATAAAGAAAAAACAATAGAACAAATAGGTGAAGAAATATATAGCCTAGCTAAACGTGCATACAACTGTTCAGGCAGTGATGTTTGGCAAGGCGAAACACACATTAGATCTGATAAGTGGAGAATTCCTGTACATGTTAAGTCTTGGTTAGAAGATAAACTAGAAGAAAGTAGTTTTCCTTTACGCACGGGACTACACATTGAAGAACGCTCTGGCATGGTCAACTTCAGTGTTGTTGGTCGAAATGCAACAATGGGAGAGCGTAAACTTTATGTGGAATATGACACACAGGTCGGTGAAAGAAATATAATTGCTGATCTGTTTAACAAAGAATTTTCGGAACTAATTGCAAGACCGGGTGGTGAAACAGGTATTGATATTTCTCCTAAAGGTGCAGACAAGAGTCAGATAGTAAATGATTTTGATCCTAATGATGTATTACATTTTTATGGAGATAGGATGGATATTATGGGCAATGATTATCCTTTAAAGAAAGTTATAATTGATAACGATTTAGGATTTGCTATTGAAGTTAAAGGTTGGAAAGATACATGGAGTAAATTAAAATGCTTGTAGTATCTAATCCACATCCAGAAATAACCGTATATGATAATGTATTCAATTGGGATCTTAATAAAAGTATAATGCTAAATTGTACTAAGGTTCCATATTTTATAGGTTGGCAAGATAGTTTTAATGAACAAGAAAGTTTTTTACACAGTCGTATTACAAAAGACATGTGGCTTAACAGGACAAAGGATCAAAGTTTAAATGATTTTTTGGAGCCTCTTATTACTAGTGAGCCATTCAAAGACATTAATGAAAGTAAGATTGTACAAACTGTTGTTAACTGTGATACAACTTATGATACACACACCGTACATACTCACAACAATCAAGATGTAATTTTATATTATGTGAATAATGAATGGAAAGACGGTTGGGGTGGAGAAACATTCTTTTACGATAGTCATGGAAAAGAAATAGTATATACTTCTCCATATACTCCGAATAGAATGATTAAATTTAATGGAGAACTAGTTCATAGATTTAACGGACCAAGTAGAACAGGTCCTAAATTTAGATTTTCTATTTCAACATTTATAGAAAAGGAAACACAATGAAAATTATGTTAACCGGACATAGAGGATTTATAGGAAGTACTCTATTACGCAAACTAAAAAAAGAACATAGTATAGTCGGCTTTGATTTACAAGACGGACAAGACTTATACGATATTGAACTGAAGGAAGAATTTGACTTAATTATACACCTAGCAGGTAAAAGCGGAGTGCGTGATAGTATTAACGATCCTGCAGGTTATTGGCGTAATAATGTAGAAGTAAGTAAACGCTTATTTGCACGTTATCCTGATACAAGAGTGCTTTATGCAAGCTCTAGTAGCGTCTATGAGCCCGATTTGAACCCATATGCAGCATCAAAGTTTTGTGTAGAAGAAGCTGCAGAACGCTATCCAAATACACTTGGTATGCGTTTTCATACTGTATATTCTAGCACTCCTAGACCAGGAATGTTTTTGCAAAAGCTAATAGACGGTGAATTAGAATATACAACAACTCATTACAGAGACTTCATACATATTGAAGATTTATGTGATGCTATACAGCTATGTATGAATAGTAAGTATTTAGGCACTATTGATATTGGATCAGGACACCCATTTAAGGTATCAGACTTTGCTCCAGATCTTCCTGTCCGCCTAAATACACCATATGAAAGGCAATGGACTTGCGCTAATATGGAAAAAATTAAGTCACTTGGATTTAAACCTAAATATAGTGTAGAAAACTACTTGACTTCTTTGACAAATGATAATATAATAAAACTTGAAATAGGAGAAACTTTATGAAAGACATTTTACAAGACATCGTTGCACACACACATTCGCTAGGATTTTTATCACTAGTAAAAGTAAGTAATGATGAAGGAACAGCTATTGACTCAATGGCAGAAGATAGATCAGTTATTTTAACGGCAACTACACATAATCCTGTATCAGAGTTTACAGGTACGTTTGGTATGCCTAACTTAGATAAACTAGCATTACATTTAAAAAATCCGGAGTATCAGAAAGATGCAAAGATTGATGTAGTACAAGCAGAGCGTAACGGCGAAACTATTCCAACACACATTCACTTTGAGAACGCAGCAGGTGACTTTGAAAATGATTATCGCTTTATGAATAAAGCAATCATTGAAGAAAAACTTAAAACTGTTAAGTTTAAGGGTGCAAGTTGGGCTGTAACATTTAAGCCAAGTATGGCAAGTATTGCACGTATGAAGTTAATGAGTGCGGCACATACTGAAGAACCTACATTTAATGTAATGACTAAAAACGATAACTTAGTGTTTAGTTTCGGTGATGCAAGCACACACGCAGGTGAGTTTGTATTCCAACACGGTGTTGAAGGTACACTTGCACACACTTGGAGTTGGCCTGTAGCACAAGTACAAGCAATTTTAGGACTAGATGGTGATGCTACAATGAGCATTTCAGATCAAGGTGCTATGATGATTAGTGTAGACAGCGGTATGGTCAAATATGATTATATTCTTCCAGCACAGAGCAAATAATGAACAGAGATTTAACAGCGACACAGAACGATTATGCACACTTTTTGCCCGCACTTAGTGGCTTCTATGCGACATATGTAGGCAAGCAACGCTTTCCTGATCCTGTTAAAGGTCCTTATATCGAAGACACTCGTATTCCTGCTAACTGGAATAGTGGTGTAGAAAGTCTTAACTATCTCAATGCAAAAGAAGGAGCGTTCACTTATAAGTGGACACTCTATTCTGCAGGACATGCTGACTTAGATACAAATAAGATTGTACCTAAAGAAGATATGGTGCGTAATAGAGATAGAGAAAACACTTGGTTACTAGGTGACTCAGGTGGTTTCCAAATTGGTAAAGGTGTTTGGGAAGGCGACTGGAAGGATCCTAACTGTCCAAAGGCTCAAAAGAAAAGAGATGGTGTATTGCGTTGGATGGACGCTTACATGGACTACGGAATGATACTTGATATTCCGGCGTGGGTAGCACGTTCACCTGAAGGTGCAAAAGCAACAGGCATTAGTACATATGCAGACGCAGTTAAGGCAACACGCATCAACAATGACTATTGGATGAAGCATAGAACAGGTGCTTGTAAGTTGTTAAATGTTTTGCAAGGTGAGAATCATGCAGACGCAGATGACTGGTATGAGCAAATGAAAGACTATTGCGATCCAGTTAAGTATCCAGACAATCATTTTAATGGTTGGTCAATGGGTGGACAGAACATGTGCGATGTGCATTTGGTTCTTAAACGCATAGTTACATTGCATTATGATAACCTGCTACAACAAGGTGTACACGATGTAATGCACTTCTTAGGCACATCTAAACTAGAGTGGGCTACACTCTTAACTGACATACAACGAGCAGTACGTAAGAATTACAATGAAAACTTTATGATTACTTTTGATTGTGCTTCACCTTTCTTAGCAACTGCTAATGGACAAGTATACATTCAAAATGAAACTCCTGATAGAGGCAAATGGACTTATCGAATGGTTCCGAGTGTAGACGATAAGAAGTATGCAACCGACACCCGTACTTTTAAAGATGCTGTACTACAAGATGGAATATTTAAAAACTTTGAAGATTCACCGTTAACAGACGGTATGCTTGTAAAAGATGTTTGTGTTTATAAACCAGGTGACCTAAATAAAATAGGTAAAGAAGGAAAAACATCATGGGATAGTTTTTCATATGCGATCCAAATGGGTCATAACGTGTGGAGTCACATTAATGCAGTTCAAGAAGCAAACAGACAATACGACAATGGAGTCATTCCGAAAATGCTTGTACAAGAGCAATTTGACAGGGTTCTATTTAGAGATGTTGTGGAAGAAATATTCTCAAAGACTACAAAAGAAGAATCACTAGCAGTAATTGATCAGTATTCAAAGTTTTGGATGAGTATTCCTGGTACTAGAGGTGCAGTAGGTAAAAAGACTGTAAACTCGAGTACACACTTTAATGCACTATTTGATGTGGAAGAAACTATTATTGAAGAAGATATACTAGACGAAACTAAGTTGGAGGATTTAGAAGATGAGCAACTACACGGAGCAACACGATAAAATAGCTGTGCATTTACAAGAATTATATAAGAAACACAGATCACTTGACGAAGAGATAAAAATGTTGTATAATAAATTTGAAAGCGAACAAATACTTAACCGTATGAAAACACAAAAACTTTGGCTCAAAGACGAAATATATCGGCTAGAGACTGAACTTAAACAACTAGGATAAAACATGTTATTAGAATCATCATATAAAGAAGGCGATACAATTAGTTTCAAAACTGTAGCAGGTGAAGAAATTGTTGCACGTCTAGTAAAAAAAGACACTACACATATTAAAGTTAAAAAGCCTATGGCACTTACAATGACTAAAGAAGGATTGGGTATGGTTCCGTTTACATTTACTGTAAGTCCTGATACTGAACTAGAAGTAAATTTAACTACTATTGTGTTTATTGCAAAAACTGAAACAACTATGGCTAATCAATATATTGAATCAACAACAGGGATTAAACTAAAGTAATGAAACGAGATTACAAAAGCGGTGTAAGTGATACTCCTATATTCTTTACAGGTATAGAAGTTGAAAAGACTCCTGCAGTTGGAATGAAAACTTTATTTGTTACAGGCACACAACCTTGCGATATTATACAAAAGTATTACGATGAAGAACAGTGTGAACATATCTTCTTTGGTGCTAATCACTCATTTGAGCCGCTAAATGAACAAGAATGGAGTAGTTGGGAAAGAATGATTAAGGCATTCTTAACTGCTGGTAAACTATGTAGTTTAGATATTCCAATTAGTTACGCAGAAGAATTCCTTGAAAGCGGTCTTACAGAATATGATAACTTTATTCCACAACTACGTATTCCATTGCCTTATGCTAAATTGTGGAACTATAACACAATGGTTAAGATTGATGATAAAGACTTTAAGGCAACTAACCCAGGCGTCTGGTGTCATAGCCTACACGATTTAATGGATAGAGAAAAATTCACTGATTGGACAAAATATGGATCTGATAAAGTTGTAAAATGAATATTGTAGTTGCTGGATGTAGTTGGAGTGCAGGTTGTCCTGAACAACCATACTCTTGGGTAGAAGCTCTGTCAGAAATAATGCCACAACACAACTTTTACAACTATGCATACCCTGGCAACAGTCTACTTACAAGTTTACATTTATTAGAGATTGCAAAAGAACAAGTAGATGTCGAAAAAGTAATCTTTCAATTAACAACTCCTACTAGATTAAGTTTTGCATTAGACATTGATCGGTTAGATGTAAACTATTACCAAATTTCGGACAACTATTATAGTATTCCAAAAGAACTAGAAATGGTTGCTCTTACACCTGGTGCTGTTTTTGACAATATGTCAAGTGATAATGAATTTATTAAATTTGGTAAAATGTACTACAAATACTTTAGTAATGATTATTATACTGACATTAATAGTAAAGCATTAATTAACCTTATTCAAACACAATCGCATATACAGTTTTTTCATACTACTCCTAGATACAACTATCCATTTCCAATAATAGAAGATATGCTAAACTTTAATGACTATGTTATTGATAATGGTAAGCATTTTAGTGTAGAGGGTGCAAAAAAACAAGCAAAAATAGTAGAAAAATGGTTAGAAAACAATTGACAACACAACTAAAAGAAGGTATACTAGTACTATGAATGAAGTTACAATAGAAGATAACAATCCTAAAAACGAACGATATCATGATTATATGGGACGTAGAATGAGAGAAGAAGATATGATAGTAGCAAAACAAAACGCTATGGACAAGGCAGAACGCAGTATTTGGGTTACTTTTAATAAAGAAGGTGTACATATGTACCCAGGCGCAGATACTGATCCTAAACTAGCAACCGGCGATTGGGATGATGTATCATTCCTTGGTATTCCACATCGTCATATTTTCCACTTTCGTGTTCGTATTGAAGTATTTCATAACGATCGCGACATTGAATTCATTCAGTTTAAACGCTGGATGCAACGACTCTATGACGTCGAAGGCGTACTAGAGCTTAACCACAAGAGCTGTGAAATGATTGCAGATGACTTGTACCAAGAAATTTCTACAAAATACCCAGGCCGATTTGTAGAAATCAGCGTAGCTGAAGATAATGAAAACGGCTGTTCAATTTACTACCCGAAACCCTAGTGCTATTAAAAAGAGAGAAACAAAAATGGCAATTGAATTTAATCGCGATGCGTATACTAAAGTGTTTAACGACTTGGATAAATTCCGCGACTACTGTCGCTTCGAAGGAAAGGTCTTTAACGAAAAAGATCTTTATAAATCGGATGCTCCTGTGTGGATTGCATACAACAAGCATCAAGGATGGCTTCGTGCAAAGGCACGTAACGCTGGTAAGAAGTTTAATAATAGGAGAAACTAATGGCTATTCATATTGTAGATATTGAAGCAGTAGACACACGTTATACTAAGCAATGGAAAGAATATCTTCCAAGGCAACTTCAACGAGCTACAAATGAAAACGTAAAAGTTATTAGTGGCGGAGAAGTGCCTCAGGCTACAACACCTGGGGCATTCCTTAACTTTGCAGGGACTAACAATTACAAGTCTCAACAAATGTTAGAAATTAGTAGACTATTTGCTAACGGTGAAGTTAAAGACAATGACTACTTCTTATATACTGATGCTTGGAACCCTACAGTTATTCAATTACGCTATATGGCTGAACTATTAGGTATTGACATTAACATTGGCGGCTTATGGCATGCTGGTAGTTATGATCCGCAAGACTTTTTAGGCAGACTCATAGGTGACAAGCCTTGGGTACGTCATGCAGAAATGTCAATGTTTGAATGTTATGATGATAACTTCTTTGCAAGTGACTTCCATATTGATATGTTCACTGATGTATTTGATGAAGACTATGCAATTGACTATGATAGTATAAAACGTGTAGGCTGGCCTATGGAGTATCTAAAGAACAGTTTAGACAGTTACAAAGGTATGGAAAAGAAAGATCTTATACTCTTTCCGCATCGTATTGCACCGGAGAAGCAAGTTGATATCTTTAGAGATCTTAAAGAGCGTTTACCACAATACGAATTTGTTGTGTGTCAAGAACAAGAATTAACAAAGAATGAATATCATAACTTACTAGGCGAGGCTAAACTTGTGTTTAGTGCTAACCTACAAGAAACACTTGGCATTAGTTGGTATGAAGGCGCACTAGTAGATACTATTCCTATGGTGCCTGATAGATTAAGTTACAGTGAAATGGCACTTCCGGAGTTTAAATATCCAAGTGCATGGACTGAAGACTATGATGCATACTTACATCACAGAGACAAAGTAGTTGCACAAATTGTAAACTATATGGAAAATTATGAAGACCTTCTTGTTAGTTTAGACAAGCAAAGAACAAAATTAAACAAAGACTTTTTTAGCGGTACAGCACTTTATAAGGCGATTGCAGATGAATGATGAAGATAAAACATTTTCTATTACGTTAGACGAAGATTATTTAACTAACACAGGTAGCGAATATACATTCAATATGAGTGATATAACATTTGGTAGTACTACCGATACTATTACATTGGATACTGGTAGTAGTGGAGAAGTTTACAACATTCTAGATAATTTTATTGATCCAGATCAAGTTGAAGAAATGTGCAAAGAATATCCAGCACTGTCTAAAGTATGGCGTAATTTTAAAAGTGTATATGATATGACACTACAAGATTACAAAGGTAAAAAAGATGAAGGAGCACTAATCTAATGCAACATACAATAAAACAACTAATGGACAAAGTAAGTGCAATGCACACAATCGCCATACAAGCACATCGAGAAAAGTATAAAAGAGCGCCTGGCAAGGAATATGACAAACAACTAGTTACTCATTTGGTAGAACAAATACAAGCCTTGGCAGGGGACATATACAATGATAAAACACCGCATCCTAAATTAAAAGAGAAAAATAAATGATTAAGAAACATTATTATAGTTGGCAAGACGTAGAACGCATGTGTGTCAGTATTGTTAATCAGATGTATGCTGACAATTGGCGTCCTGATTACATTGTAGGTATTACCCGTGGTGGTAATGTACCTGCTACTATTATTTCAAACATGACTGGCATACGTTGCGAAGCAATTAAAGTAAGTTTACGTGATGATACTAGTGAAAGTGAAAGCAACTGTTGGATGGCCGAAGATGCATATGGTTATGTATCGAACCCCGGACCAAGTGCTGGACCACATCATAAAAATATTCTAGTTGTAGACGACATCAACGATACAGGTGCTACATTTAATTGGATTACACAAGATTGGAGAGCAGGTTGCTTGCCTGATGATCCTAAATGGGATAATGTGTTTGGCAAAAATGTTCGTTTTGCTACACTAACAGAAAATTTAGCAAGTGACTTTGATAAAGTTAATTATACATGTCACGAAGTAAATAAAGCGGATGAGGATGTATGGTTAGTATATCCTTGGGAAAACATAGGAACATATTAGAAAGGAGACTTATGTTGAAACAGCAAATGATCGAAGCGGCAAGAAAACATGCCGAAGCAGAGGTTCTATTACACAAAACTAACATTAATGTGTATATGGAAAAGGTTGTAGGCATTGGCGAGCATTCAGATATTATTGAAACAATTCAAAAAGAATTGGATGCTATGGCTACTGCTAATGACAGACTTGAAATGTTAGACAAATATTTTAATGACTAAAACAGACCTAGATGCATACATAAATGATTGGGTTAATAAACTTAATGATGCAAACATTTGTCCGTATGCAAAGTCTGTACACGATAACAGCAAATTAAAAGTAATAAAGTTAGAGCCCCCAGAAGATGTATATGAATTCTGGAGGGCTGTTTCTGAACAAGCAGAACTATATGATGGATCTATTGAAGTTGTTATGGTAGCTATGCCTACTAATAAAGACATAATAACAATAGATCAAATGATTGGAGCAACTGATAGTTTAAATGGTTTGTATAATCACAAAGGCAAGGACTTATGGTTCTTAGATGCGTTTGATGATTATTGGACTATTATGTTGTTACAGAAAATCACAGCACTAGATGATGCTAGTGATATCTTTCAAAAGAAAGAATACTACAAAGACTACCATCCTTATAGGTATAAAAAATACATAAAAGGAAGAAAGAATTTACGTAATAGGTTGACAAAAACCTAAATAAAGTATATAATATAACTAATATTGGCAATCCACTGCCTAAACATCGGAGAATAAAATGAGTAAAAGTGAACAGATAAAAGCCCGCTTAGAAGAAGCAAACGTTCGTTATTGGGCAGGCGATAATATTTCAGAAGTCTTACAAGAAGGCGATAAAGAAGAACTGATTGAAGAAGCCACAAGTGCTTTTGAAAATGTGTTAGACAAACTTCTAATTGATAGGCATAATGATCCTAACAGTATGGGAACTGGTAAACGTCTTGCAAAGATGTATATCAACGAACTAATGGCAGGACGTTATGACCCAATGCCTAAGGCAACTGCATTTCCAAATGACAGTGCATCACGTTACGAAGGTATGCTTGTTGTTAGAAGTGAACTTACAAGTATGTGTTCACATCATCATCAGATTGTAAGAGGCGTAGCATACATTGGCATTATTGCCGCAGACAAACTAATTGGCTTGTCTAAGTATACACGTATTGCACAATGGTGTGCTGAACGTGGTACATTGCAAGAAGAACTTGCTAACGATATTGTTAGAGAGATTCAAAAGGCAACAGGTGCAGAACACTTAGGTGTTTATGTTCAAGCAACACATGGTTGCGTTGAAAACAGAGGTGTTAAGGCACACAGTAGTCTTACACAAACAACTGTACTTAAAGGTGCATTCAAAGACGATGCGGCTACTAAAAAAGAGTTTATGGATAATATTAAACTACAACAACAGTTTGCATGTGGAGCGTAATATGATAGAAGCACCAGTATTTGAAAAGGGTTATCCAGACTATGATGCAGTTAACAGAAAGCCAGCAATGAAACTAAGATATTCAGAAGCATTTTACAGTGTACAAGGTGAAGGAAAGTTTGTAGGAGTACCTAGTGTGTTCTTGCGTACATTTGGTTGTAACTTTCGTTGCATGAACTTTGGCTTAACAAATGAACCAATGCGTGATGAAAAACAAAAGGCTGGTATTATCCGTAATCAGGAAGTACAAGATTTGTTAGACGCTGGCGTACATGAAACTACAAAAGAGTTTAACGATTTACCTATCATACACACAGGCTGTGATACATATGCTAGTATCTATCCTGAGTTTAAGAAGTTTAATAAACAAGCAACTGTAGACGAAGTAGTTGAACATTTGCTTTCACTTACTCCTAACGGTAAGTGGGTACAGGACAATGGTCAAGATGTACACTTGATCATGACAGGTGGTGAACCGTTGTTAGCGTGGCAACGGCTTTATGTAGAGCTGTTTGAACATCCACGTATGCAGGACTTAAAAAATGTTACATTTGAAACAAACACTACACAATCTTTACACGACGATCTCTTTGAATATCTCACAAACAATGACAGGATTACAGTCACATGGTCTTGTTCCCCGAAACTTAGCGTTAGCGGAGAACCTTGGGATACTGCTATTAAGCCTAGTGTGGCTCGCGAGTATACTACTGTTGACGGTAGTGACATCTATCTTAAGTTTGTTGTCGCTACTCAAAGCGACTTTGATGAAGTTAAAAAAGCTGTGGACGCTTACAGAAGTGCCGGGGTGGAATGTCCGGTATATCTTATGCCGTTGGGTGGACGCAGTGAAGAATACACCCTCAACGTTAAAGACGTGGCGGAAGCGTGTATGGCAGAAGGATGGCGATTTACCCCTAGACTCCATATCAGCCTATTCGGAAATGCCTGGGGAACTTGATATGTATAAAAGTAAAGATACAATATCTGATAAACAAAAAGAACAATTAAACAAAGCAATGAAGGCACCTATTGATCAAGATAGGATTAGAAAGGCAGGATGGTAAAATATGTGGGATAAAATAAAAAACACTGTAAGTAAATTACAAGGTAAAAAAGAAGAAACAGTAACAACTAACGAAGACAAACGCAGAGCAATTCTTGCAAAAGAAAAAGAAGATGCAACAGCAAAAGGGGAGCCTTGGGTAGCTGTGTTGGATACACAACTTAATCCAGACAACATTAAGAACGGGTTCTTTGAGCTCGATTGGAATAACCAGTTTATTGAAGAACTACTTGATGCAGGATACACTGGTGAAACTAACGAAGAAATTGTAGACGGTTGGTTTAAAACTATTGCTGTACAAATACTAGGTGAACAAGGTGTAGAGACAGCAAGAGATATGGGTTACATTAATGTAGTACCAATTGACAAAGATAAATCGGAAGTTTCCTAATGATGACCGAAAAACAAGTTAGATCAGAATACAGAAAAATAAGGAAAGATGATCCAACATTTGCAGAATGTTGGCCGGACACAGATAGATCATTTTACGAATGGTGTTCGCAATATTTAGATTACCAGCATATAAGAGATTCTGATGCGTGACGATTTAATGGTACAACAGCAAGTAGACAGTATATGGCAACACATGGTTGGTGTCATTTGCTTAAATTGTACAAACCGTAAACAAGTAAAAAGAGTATTACCTTTGTTATTTGGTATTTGTCCTACACCAGTACACTTAATAAATACTTCACCAAACACAATTAAAATGATTATCCAAACTTTGGGTATGGTAAATGTCCGTTATAAGCGTTTACGCAAGATGTCAGAAGATTATTTGACATGGAACGGAGATGATGCTACAGATCTATATGGTATCGGTAAGTATGGTAGTGATAGTTATGAACTGTTTTACAAAAAAAGAGTACCAGATAATATCGGTGATCACGAATTAAAGCGTTATGTAGATGAAGAATTTAATGCTTGACACAAGCCAGATCTGGTGCTATAATAATACTATAAATTATACAAAGGCAAACTAATGGCAACTTATATTCTAGTAGATACAGCTAACACATTCTTTCGTGCTAGGCATGTAGTACGTGGCGACATTGACACTAAAATTGGCATGGCATTTCATATAACACTTAGTGGTGTTAAAAAAGCATGGCGTGACTTTGATGCTGATCATGTTGTGTTTTGTTTAGAAGGTCGTAGCTGGCGTAAGGACTTTTACGAACCTTACAAGCGTAACAGACAAGAAAGTCGTGATGCACTTACTCCTTCGCAGGCAGAAGAAGATAAAGTGTTTTGGGAGTGCTTTGATGAGTTTAAGGACTTTGTTACAGACAAGACTAACTGTACTGTTATGCGACATCCTGAACTAGAAGCAGATGATCTTATTGCTGGTTGGGTGCAAGCACATCCTAACGATAACCATGTTATTATTAGTACTGACGGCGACTTTGCACAATTAGTTGCACCTAATTGTAAACAGTATAATGGTATACAGAACGTTACTATTACACATGAAGGCTATTTTGATGACAAAGGCAATCATGTAATTGATAAGAAAACTAAAGAAGCAAAGCCTGCACCTGATCCTGCGTTTATGTTGTTTGAAAAATGTATGCGTGGTGACACTAGTGATAATGTGTTTAGTGCTTACCCAGGTGTACGTAAGAAAGGCACTAAGAACAAAGTAGGACTTATCGAAGCATTTGCAGATAAAGACACTAAAGGCTATAACTGGAATAACATGATGTTACAGCGTTGGACTGATCATGAAGGTGTAGAGCATCGTGTATTAGATGACTATCAACGCAATGTTACATTGTGCGACTTGACTGCACAACCCGGCAACATTAGAAGTATTATTAACGACACAATTGAAGAAC